TAGATCGGTAGTGACCCTCACCAAGATAAGAACCATCCAACCAACAACGGAACATACGCCGCGTTGCGTGGTCGCTATCCATAAGGTCGCCGCCCAAATCGCGTAAGATGCGGCCTTTAGCACTGCTTTCAAATTGTGTCATTTCTATACTCCTATTTACTAGATGTCCCATGTATAACCATACTATATAGGTGAGTCAAGCAAAAAAGATAAGAAAAATTATGTATTGATTTTAAACGATATTTTACATGAACGAAATCTACATGAAAACCTCATGTGGTTCATGTTCATGTGAATACTTTAATTAAATCAAAGGTTTAGCCGATTACATGATTTACATGAAGAACCCCAATTCATGTAGAATATTGTTTAAAATCAAAGACTTATTTACATGAAAACTGCTACCCCCCTATAGGGGGGGATATATACATCCCCCACCTCATGTAAATTTCATGTGCGCGGCTCATGTGTTTAATATGGGAACTCTTCGTTTTATGTGGGCTTGTATTTTAACGGCCTTCGGGCTATCCTGAACACAACACAAATCAAGTTAGGTGAACCAAATGCCAAAGGTCGGGGATCAAGTCGAAAAGGGTGGACGTAGGTTGCAGCCTCAACAACAGAAGTTTCTGGATAATTACATTCACAAAGATATGACGCAAACAGGAGCAGCCAGAGCAGCAGGATACAAGTCGCCAAATGTTCGGGCCGTGCAACTTCTAAATAACCCAGTTGTTCGGGAACGTATGGAAGAAATGCGGAACGCCCTAGAAAGCAAGTACGGAGTCACAATCACCAAATCTGTTCGGGATATGCAAAGACTGCGGGACGAAGCATGGCAGGCAGGGAACTTCTCCGCAGCAATCAAAGCCGAGGAACTGCGCCTCAAAGTAACAGGACTTATGGTAGCCCGTAGCCATGTAACACACGAAAGCGTTGATAACCTCACACGAGATCAAATCGTTGAGCAGCTTCAAGAATTTATGGCCCGTGCTAAAGATCGCATGATTGACGTAACACCTGAACCGAATCCCATAAAACCCGAACAAATCGACATAACATACGATAACGGCGAAGCCGTTTCATGAGCGCTGCGCTTGGGGCGGGTCGGGCCACGGAGGCCCCGCAGAAACCCTGAGAGCCACGCCACAGGGCCGAATCGGGACTTTTCGGGTTCGGGGTCGTCAAACTTGTTCGGGATGCTGTACGGGGCTAAAATAACACCACTTAAAATCGGGATCATTGCTGCCGGGGTCATCGGGATTCGGGGTCGCCGGGGAGATTAACCCGATAAATTGTTCGGGTTCGGGTTCCGGGTCATCAACAGCAGCCGGGATCGGGATTCTGCCGGGGATGACAAAACGAACAATTGTTCGCAAGATCACCCGGCAGCGAATCCGCCCGGAGAGATTCAGGCCCGGCAGCGCCCGGATGACTAACCCGAACAATTGTCCGTAAGTAGCGCCCGGCTGCGGCGGAACCCGGTGAATCTTTTTTTATTTTTCTTGTTGACATCTATATAGGTGTGGGATATTGTGGGAGTATTCTAGTAAACAGGAGAAAGACAATGAAGCATTGGGAAGTAGAACATAACGGTGAGTATCTTCGGATTGAATGGAACGGAACAAGCAACTTTAACCTTCAAACACCTATCGGAGGGCAGTGGGTCGATTACCATTGCTTCACTTGTTACGGGATCGACAGCGAACAGGAAGCACTCGAACACGCAATGGAAGTATTAGAGCAGGAGGAAGCAGCATGAGAATCGGGGGATATACGTTAAACGATAAAGGCTATGGACTAGAGGTAAAGGAATATGAAAGTGGCTGGAGTTTTTGGCTACAAGGTGATGACGCGGATCAATTCCGTACCGAGTGGGAGACTTGGCAAGAGAAACGCGACAATAACTTTCGCAAGTTTTTGAATCATCACGAGTGGACACTAGCATAAGCAATCGGGATTCGGGGTTCGGGCTTTCGGGTTCGGGCTTCGGGGTCATATATATACATATATATACATACATATACATACACATATACACATACACACATACATGATCGCGCGCGCATTCCTTCTAAATGTCGCGCGTTTTTTTATTTCAAAAAGAGTGCAATCTTTTTGGGGGTTCAAACGTCTACTCAATAGAAACCCAAAACAGGAAAGTTTTATCATGACAAAAATTGTATCCGAAACAAAATTTACCAGACTAGAAACCCAAGCCGAAAATTGTTGGAGGCTAACAATAATTCCAACCGGCCAAGTTAAGAATATTTGCGGCAATGATGCGCTAGTCGAATTAATGATTGCTGAAGATAAAATTTTAGAGGCTTGGCGCGATTAATGGAAACCGAACAATTGCCCATATAATCCCTTGTCATATGGGAAAAAGTGGAATAAGGTAATTTTAAGGGAGGCACGATGCCAAGCCCTATCTAGAAAAAGTGGAACAAAAACAATGACTTACCAACTAACAGGCGGATTTGAAATAGAAACACACGGCGTAGCAATCCCAACAATAAAAGCTGAATTCCAGCGTTGCGGCATAAAAGGCTGTAAAGTCGTGCCAGACGGCACGCCAACCGTAGACGCCGAAATAGTAACGCCAGTTTACGCAAATAGCCAAACGGCACGCGAGCATTTAATATCAATCTGTGACGCGCTGGCGCGTATCGGTTGCCGCGTTAATTCAAAGTGCGGCTTGCACATTCATATTGGCAACGCGCCATTAAACGACAATGTAACGCCAGCGCAATTTACTGGCACTAGCATTGCACACACAGAGCGCACTGGACGCTATCACACAGATCACGCAGAACCATTTGACGCTGTAATAGTAAAAGACATTATGGTTCGCTACACACGCATGCAAACAAGCCGCAATGGTATTAATGCAATGCTACCAGCAAGCCGCCATAATAACCGTATGTGTAGCGTATTAGACTTAAATAGATTGGAAGCCGCCAACACTATCAGCGAGCTTTCCAGCGCAACGTATGGAAAATTTAGCTCTATCAATTTGCAAACGTGGTCAAATGGCACAATTGAATTTCGCCAGCATAGCGGCACAATTGAAGCTGATAAAATTTGGGCATGGTTTCAGTTTCTTTTAAACCTAGTGACACACACTTTAGAAAATCGCGTCACATCTGGAAGTCGTACAATTGTACGCGATACGCCAACAACGCCATTTCGCAACGGTTCACGCGTTGGCGTCCAATACACAATGATGCGCGTTGCTGGCGGCGCGTCTACTCGCGATATTATGGATTGCACTGGATGCAGTGAGCAACGCGTTCGCGCCGCAGTAAGTGAGATTAGAACGCGCGTAGGTGACGCGGCTGTAATCACACACACACAGCAAGCAAACGGCGCGTCATATGGTTCTGGAACCGACTACACATCATACGAAGTGCAAACGACTTTCACTGAGCAAACTAGCGGCGCAACATTGCTTCCAGATAACAGCATAGGCAACGCTAGTATTTGGGCTGGTATTCCAGACGAGGCATTCGAATGGTGGCAGGCTCGCATAATCGCGCTGGCATGATAGGCCAGCACTAACTGAGAACGACACAGAGGCCCGCCTAGTGCGGGCTTCTTGCTTTTCCAAGGTACCCTAGCCAACCCGAACAAGTGTTCGGTGTCGGGCTTATATCGGGTATGGCCCCCCCCTATACATATCGGACTATCGGGCGTCACCTCTACACAGTGTTTTACTCAAACAATCACCTCAAAAAACCTTTTTACCCTCTATGGGACTCATAGGCCCCCTAAAAAATTTTTTTCAAAAAAATCCATTGACCCCTCCCTTATCTTCCCATAACGTACCACTCAGAATGGAAAAGCCTGAATTTATATCTGAAGAAGTTTACACGAGTGATTTTACTCGTAATTCTCTGGACAAGCTGTTCAGTGTTTCTGCTATGAAGGTTACAAGTTTTATTGCTAAGTGTGATCTTTTAGGTTCTCCAATTCCTTATCGCTCTCCTAAAAGGCATGAGGGTTTTAGCGTACACACGAGTAAAGTTTACAGTTGTTCTGAGGTTATTGACCGTGCTTTATCTGATGGCTTTGAAATTTTGCCTACGCAAAAGGAGACGTTACTTCGAACTGAGGAGCAATTGCGGGGTGACATTGATTTGTTGCGTGCTGAGTTATCTATTCTTGAGCATCGCCGTAAGGATTTAGGCCG